CCATTTGCGGTAAGCATCTCATAAACGGCTTTGACTCTAGAGCGCCTTTTAACTTGTTTATCTTTAATCGAAACTATTGTTTGGGTTATGCCGCAAACATAACGTCTTCCGGATATGACTTGATAATGATTTCCTGCGACGATTAGAAAGACTCTTCCTTTGCTTCTTTCTTTGACTGTGTTCTTTAACCATCTAGCTAAGGTTGGGCGTTTGTTGGTATCTTCGCCTCCTCCCCAATATTGCATTTGATAGTCTATGTTGTAATTGTGGAGGAGCACATCTAACAGATCGCCTTCTGCAACGCCTGTGATCATTCTTCTTCCCGTATATTCCCTAAGGGCTTTTGCAGTATCTGCAGTATCGACGTTGGTTAATGCTGAGATGGCCGAAGGTCCACAGAATCGATTTGATCTGCGTCCTTGTTCTTTTTTAACATTATAGATCTTCATCATTTTATCCTTTTATTAACATCTTCAAAATTGTTGATGTTGAGCCCATTATACCGTACTCTTGACTATTTGTAAATCTTATTTGACAAATATATTCTTACCTTTTTCAATATCATCAATAATATACACCTCAAGATCTTGCTCTCTGATGCGGCTAATAATTTTCTCTTGTAACTTCGTAGGCTTCTTTTTAGGAGCTTTAAATTCTATGAATATGCATTTACCTGACTTGAGGTATATTCGGTCCGGTACGCCGCGATTTGACGGTGAGACAAACTTATAACTTAACCATCCTTGTGTCTTTGCGTAGTCACTTACTTTCTTCTCGATCGTTGACTCTCTCATACTTTATTTGTATCCCCAATTTCGTTAACATATCTATGCCTGACTGATCAGCATAGCCTTCCGAATATATTACCGTCTTGCAACTAGTGTTTGCAATTAATTTTGCACAGGTAATACAAGGTGCTGTAGTTAAATAAATTGTATCAATATCCATCGTATTATCACATTGCAATAATGCGTTTTGTTCCGCATGTGTTGCCATACAAAAATTTAGATTCATTCCTGACTCTTCGTCCTGTCCGCCGCAAGGGGTATGAATACAGTGAGGAAATCCTTTCGGTACTCCATTATATCCAGTAGCCTTTATGTGACCATAAGGGTTTATGATGACACAACCAACGGATCTACGGGGACAAGTTGATCGTGTAGATACTAATCGTGCAATCTTTAAAAAGTATTGGTTTCTGCTTTCTCTTCTCATTTTATAAAATACACACAGACTAAAACAATTGCTAAAGTCACAAGTGGTAATCTTACAAAACACGTATGGCAATTGTCCCACTTATCAAACATGTCTTTTTCAAATTCTTTTAACGAACGGCTAAGCTCTTTAATTCTTACTAACATTTTCTCTCCTCTTATTTAAATTCTTTATTAAAAATTTTGATATTTTCTAAAGTGTTATCCCTAACGCTTTTACTTCTAACCTCTTCTGACTTTAAAGCTAATTTGTCTCTATTGATAATCTCATCAGGTAAGACGTCCTTAAACAGTTCTTTTAGCACCTTTTTTCCTTTCCTAAGTTTAAAGCTTAGACCCAATGCATGCTTAACGATATAGGAAGCCATGAAAGGTGCTCGTAGTTCTACGACTGAACCCATCATGATGCGGTCTAATCTTGGATTGTGATAATAAGGTAATTCCTGAAACACATCTGAGTGTTGACTATCATAGTGATTGTTTCGTTTATAACCAGAGAAGAGCTCGTCTGCGCCATCTCCAGAAAGTACTACGTGAATTCCTTTATCTTTCAATGCGTTAGCTAATTGTGCCTGAGGTATAACACTGCCTAAATCTACAGGCGTTTGATTGCGGCGGATAGCTTCTTCTTTAGTAACGGAATAATCTTTAAGATCAATCTTTTCATAATCATCTGTCAAAAGCTTAACATATTCCTCTTCCCCGTTTTCAACATGAAAAGCTTTAATGTCTGGATCATGTCGAGTAGCAATTTCATAGATGATAGAACTATCCAATCCGCCTGATAGTAGTATCGCTGGCTTTCTCTTACCTCCCATTCTTAACTTTACTGAACGGAATAAACCTTCTTCAAGATCTACGTCTTCCACTTCTTCCCAATCCCAATAAGGCTTAATCTTTCCATCAACATAATAAGATCCAATTGGCATTTGTTTAATCTCTAGCCAAGGCGTCATTCCACCAATGTCATAACCAAACTTAGGTATAGCCGAAAAGAAAAGTTCATCCTTATTTGTTTTCCCTAATAAGCTTAAAGGATAAGGTTCAGAACAAAGAGCCTGCATATCTGTACGATAATACAAAGGCTTTTGAGATAAGTAATCAACGATGCCAATTAAACGTCCGTTATCAATTGCTGCAAAGTTCCAGAATCCATCGATCTCATGCAAACGTGATGTGGTTTGTTGTCCCATAACAAAGTCTGTAAATAGTTGGGAATCATTTTCAGATTCTAAATTGTATTTTTCCTTCAATTCTTTCCAATTAAATATCTCCCCTGAGAAAGCACCAGTAAAGTTTTCACCCCATCGCTTATTCCTTAAGGGTTGTTCGTACTTGGACTTTTCTAATGAAGTCATAGGTAAAATGTTATGAAGAACAAAAGCTCCATTCTCATTGTATACCGACGTCTCAAGACCACGATGAGACAAAGACTCTGTTAATTGTCTCACTTGATCCTNCCATAAAGGTTTTTCTGTTTTATAAACTAAAAATCCGCACATCTTACTCTCCTATAAGTTTAGCTAATGCATATTTGTCATTTTGAAAGCAATGAAAAGAAGTAGAGGTAAACATGATTGCTCCTGGCTCTAAGTCTTCATTGATCTGTTCTATCATCCACATAACCAATCGATTGGCGAAGTAAATATCATTGTGGAAATGTCTAACTGCATCGCAAGATCTCATTGGATAGTGGCAATGCATTTTGTTACCTCTTATAATTAAATGCCATCCTAAAGTACAAGGTATTCTGTGGTTGTCTTTTGCTGCACCCAGATCTTCTGGGAAAAAGATAGGTATATAACATTGACGTGTATATTTATCTTTCTTTAATAACTCTACAGCGTCACTTAAATCTCCTACCTCGAATCTGATACCCTTATGTAAACCTTTAGACCACATCCTTTCTGGATAAGAATGACTAAATTTTTCTTCTTCCATGTATTCCTCTGACCTAGTTAGCCAATTAGCATGGCTTGGTGGTGGGTTTAAAGGTTCTCCTCCTACTCTTTCTAAGAAGTGTTCTTCTGCCCAAGGCAAGAAAGGTTGGCTTTGTTTTGTTAATTCTTCTAAGTTATCGCACATTGGCATTTCAATATTCATATTTAAAACTTCTAGAAACTCAAAAGGGGAAGTGTCTCCCTGCCAATTCTCAGTTGCAACGTTCTCGCCATAATGATATAAAGATTCTCTGGCTCTAAGTATTCCGTATTCAATTTTGCTAGCCCTGATTTGCATTGTGCTTTTTAATGTAATCTTCTAATAGTTTAGCATAACCAATGACATCATGCATATTGTCATCATACCAAGGATCTCCATTTACTGATCTACCGATCTTATGCATGATCATGTGATATGCTTCTTTGTGTATGTCTGATAATAAATGGAAGTTAGTTCCTTGCGCTATAACCCTCATAAGCTCTTGAGTTATATAGGCATTGGCTTCAAAAGTTCCATACCTGCCACCTCTTTGTTCTAACGTTTCTTCAACACCCATTTTGTAAGTCCTCGTGCTTATAATCCCACATTTCTATTTGTCTATTATCTATATCAACAAGATCAGTTAATATAGGTGACTTCCAGTGCTCTGGTTTAACTAAGTCAATTTGAAAATTGCCTCTTTTGGCATTTGTACCTAACTCTTTGTTGCAATTAGCTCTCATAACTCTCAT